GAGCATTACGATTTAATGCAGCACTTGGTGGTAAGATACATACTGATACTTTCGCAGCACTAAAGAAAAACCCAAGTTTAAAGGGAGTAAGTAGTGAAAGAATTAGAGATGAGTTTGTTAAGTCAATTGTTAAAGCTAAATCACCAAAGAAATATTTACAATTATGTGATAAGTTAGGATTTACTAAACAAATACTACCAGGATTAAAAGTGAATAGTCCATACATAAATGAAAACGATGATATTTTATTTTTGTCTTGGATTTTACGCAAAAATGATGTAAATTCACTACGTAAGTTGAATGGTTTAACCTATTCTAATAATGATATAGAAAATATTCAATTTTTAAATATATTACAGAACTTTAAACCTGAAAATGTTTTTAAGGTTAAAAAGTTTCAAGAAAGAACAACATTGAGTAATAATCAGATTATAAAATGGGGTAAATACATAGGAAAAGATTTTAAAAAGTTAGTTAAATTTAAATTATCAGTAAAAGGAAATGAAGTTCCTAAAGGTGTAAGGGGACCTGAAATAGGAAAAGTAATACAAAAAATGGAGAAAGAGAAATTCTTAAATGAAATAGCAGTTCGGAAAAAACCGAAGAAATTCAAAGACATTTATAATGCATTACCAAGTGATTTAAAGAAAAGGGTTTACAACCTTAAAAATTACGACCAACGGAGAGATGCTCATCCAGAAGGTAATGTGTTAAAACACACGATTGCCGTTACTAACAGAGCACTTAAAACTGGTGATATAGATTTCGCACTATCAGCATTATTTCACGATATAGGTAAAGATGAAACCGCAGGAATACACCCAAAGAAAGGACATATTACTCACTACGGACACGAGCATGTATCAGCCAAGTTGGTTAAGAAATATGCACGCTGGATAAAATCGATGGGAGGGAATCCAGTTGATATTTATTACATAGTAAAACAACATATGAGAATGAAAGTGTTTGATAAAATGAAATGGCAAAAACAAGAGAAGATGAAGAAGTTCAGAGCATTTGGTAAACTCAAAAAATTCTCAAAAGATTTTGATAGAGGTGGGAGAAGATAATGGATAAATTATCCTATGAACTCGTTAAAGATTTATTAACAGAAGCTGAAGAACAATATTTTTGGCCATATACAAAGTTACCTACAATAAAAGGAAGTGGATATGATTCAGTAGATAAGGCTAAACGGACTATTTCTGCTGTAAAGGGCAAGTCTAAGACAGAACAAAAAGAAATTGTGGAAACGATGTATAATCGAGCAAAATATCATAATACACAAACTGGTGGTATGAGAGAAGCAATGGAAGTTTTTGAACAATGGTTAGCAGAAGATTCTAAAAAGATTAAAAAAGTAATTGGTATTTATGGTGGTCGTTATCAACCATTTGGACCACACCACAAAAAAACCTTTGAGTGGTTAAAGAAACAAGTAGATGTTGCATATATTACGACTTCTAATATAAAGAAACCACCCAAACACCCTATGAATTATAAAGAAAAACTTCGTCATATAACTAAAATGGGTATTTCATCGGGTGAAGTTGTAAATGAAAGAGTTCCATTGGTGGCAAATAAAGTGCTAAAAAAATACGACCCTGACACTACTGCCGTGATATATATATTCGGTGAGAAGGATGCCGGAAGATTAGCTGGTGGAAAGAAGAAAAGTGGTGGTTTATCATATTTTCAAGATTATAAGAAGAATAAGAACAATTTAAAAGGATATGAAGAACACGGATATTTTATGACTGCACCGCACGTTTCTAAAAAGGTTGGTGGAAAAGAAGTTAGTGGAACGGTAATGAGAGAATTACTCGGTTCACAGAAATTTTCAGACGAAGAAAGACGGAAGTTATTTAAAGATGCATTCGGTTATTTTGACGAGGGTGTTTATTTAATGATGCATAATAAATTTAAGAAGTTATTTAAATGGACGAAAGAAGGAATTACTGAAGCAACTGGTGGAAAACTGATAGCAGCTCGAAATAAAGGCCACCTTAAAAATTCAGGAGAAACTGCATTAGACACAAACGGAATAATCTCAAAATTTAAAGGTAGGGGGGATATTTCGGACGCATTTAGTTTCGCTGTAAAAGATTTGGAACGTGCTATAGGTGGATTATCTGATAAACAACGAAATAAGATTTTTATGAACGGTAAGGCTTGGATGAATTTAGAGGTTATGTGGCCAAAGTCAGCAAATGTTATAAATTATGACAAAGCCGAAATTGTATTTCACGGGGCAATAGAATATGATGATGATGGAAATGCTATAGGTGAGGTCAAAGATAGTGCAAGAATGTTAGCTGGTATGATTAAACAAGTAAATAAGAATATACAGAAACATTATAAGATTGGAAAACCTAATTTTTTAACCGTACCTAAACATCAAAATTTCGAAAAGAAGAAAAAGTATTTTATAAATAAGTTAAATAGATTACAGAAACAATTTAACTTAAAGGATAGTGATTCACTTTCAGTATATCACCAAACCTATTGGGAAGAATTTATATTTAATGCAGCAAAACAACACGGATTTACAATTCCAAAGGCACCATTAAAGAAATTAACTAAAAGATGGGCATTTTTTGATAAGTCGTATAAAGTTCCAATGATTAAAAAAGATTTTAAAAATCATCCTGAATTTTTAGATTGGGTGTTGACTACGGATAAAGTAGACCATGCAAAAATGGTTAAACAAAATATGAAACCATTTGAGGAATTGTTCTTTGAAGTTGGTGCAGAAATAATGACAAATGTAAGTGGATGGTTAGCAGCAAATCCAGATGCTACGGTTCAAAGAGTAAAGAAACAATTAGATACAGCAATTAAAAGTGTAAAAAGTAAAAAAGATTTGAAAAAACTTAATACATTAAAATTACAATTAGATAAATTGAATTCAATCGGTGGATTAGACTCGATAGTTCCAAGTGAGGGAATAGTTTTCAAATATAATGGTAAAACATACAAATTTACAGGAGCATTTGCACCAATAAACCAGATTACTGGATTAATGACATTTTAATGATTAAGCATTTATTTATGAACGGATGCAGTCATACAGCGTTGGGTTGTGGAGTGAGAGATAATAGAGACACGTGGACATTTCTTTTATCTGAACAATATCCCTTACTTTATAATAACTATTTAAAGAATCTTGTTAGTGAGAATGGCCAAGTGAATGGAGCTGTTGCAGGTTCGTCTAATAAAAAAATATGGAGAACTACAATAGATTGGATATTAAAGAATGAGGATAAATTAAAGGAAACCTTATTTATAATTCAATGGACTTATGTGTATCGAACTGAAAATTATATAGAAAGCAATAAAGAAGATAATTGGGAAAGGTGTTATTTTTCGCATACTGATGAGTGGGAGTATGTTTCCGATGAATCTTGGAAATATATTCTTACATTACAATCTCTATTTAAAAATATGGGATTAAAATATGTTATGTTTGAGGGGGAGGTTGATGGCGACAATGCGGATGGATATAAGTCTTTGAATTGGGATAGTAGATACGTTAAATATATTGATATGAAATATTTTTTTAAAGATGGTATAATGAATACCGCCGGAGATAGGAAAACGAAGTGTGGTCATGCAAATGAAGAGGCAAATAAAGAATGGTCAGAGAAATTATATAATTTTTTACAAGGAGTAGGTTATGAATGAACATCAAAGACACGTTAAGGCAAGAGAAGATATTTTAAGGGGTGAAACTCCTGAAAAACGGATTATTGTCCATATGGAAGATTTAGATGAGAAAAAGAAACGACAAGATGAAATAAAGGCGGAAAGAGAACGAAAAAATGATAGAATGGACGCTTTAAAGGAAGCAAAGACTCCTTGGTTTTGTCCTGAATGTGATAAAGTGATGAATAAACGATTGGATGACAAAATGTATAGATTGTACAATCAATGTTTTGATTGTCAGGTTAAGTTTGAAAATAAACTTCGTATTGATGGTAAATTTGAAGAGTGGGAAGAAAAAAAGGTCTTAAATAACCAACTTTCCTATGTTAAAGAACAAATTGAAAGTATAGAGAGTTGGAAAGATGAGGCATCTAAGCCAGTAGAAGTATTCGATTCGGTAGGAGTTAAGGATGTTCAATTGCAAAAAGAAAAGTGGAGTCAAAACCAAGAACAAGTTGATAAGATGTCCAAAGAGGCACTCGAAGAATTGAATAAAATGAAAGAAGAAGTGGAAGAAAAACTCAATAGTTTAGAAGTTTAATATTTATAATTGTGTCAGTATATATCGGAGAAATTAAGTGATTAAAATGAAGAAATTATTGGAAGAAAAAGTAGATATTGACGATATTTCTTGGAATCACCAAAAATTACTCAAGGTCGGTGGAGATTATATTCATAAGACTCGTGATGGACGACTTTGGTATGAACTTGATGATGATATTAAAAAGAGTAAGAATAGAACTTTAATAAAATACTTTAAGGAGTATGATAAAGCTCGTCTTAAACTTCAACATGCTGGTGCAATGTTAACCAGGGCATTTAACTTGGAAAAAAGATGATTAAATTAAAATCATTATTAACAGAAGTGATTGTTACCACAGGCGAGTTTGATAGTGTTATTAAACAGGCTAAGAAAGAAACTGGTCAAAATCACAAAATACCTTCCAAGACAAAACAAATGTGTAAAGAAGTTGGTAAGTATAAAATTAATGTATATGATTATAAAGGTAATAAAGGTAAAAAGAGAGATGTTAATGGTTTGATGTATCAATATTACGCTTATGTTCAAGGTTGGGGACACGGAAAATTTAAAGGACCCGCGGATTGGTTTTTAAAGGGTTCAAAGTTTGACAAGATACTTGGGTGGATATATGAAAATGGATATAATAGGTATTTTGATTATGGTTACTTAAAAGACCATGTATCTTCTGATTTACAGACGGCACAAATTGTAAGTGATATAAGAAAAGGTGATGAAGTAGAACCAGCCTATTATTTAGCAAAATCTTATTATAATGCTTTTGGTTCTAATAGAGATAATAATGTTTTTGACCAAGTAGTAAATAAAGTAGATGGTTGGTTGAAAGATAATAAAATAGAGACTCGATAATGAGAGATTATTTAAAAGAATTTAGTGGTGATGTCATTGGTGATTTTTTAGTTGATAATGATATTAGTGATATTTTAAAAGAAGGAACTTCTGGAAAAAATGCACCCGTTGATGATGGCCCGCCTACATTTTATAGAACTTTGACTCAATATAAACAAGAGTCAGAAGATTGGATACAACAATTACAAAATGATTTAGGATATAAAGTAATTAATTACATATTGAGTGATGGAGCAATGGATCCAGAAGAAGATTATACTATGTCTTATAGAGCAACAAATCCTATATCACATGGAGAGGTAAAAAAGTATAAAAAGACTTTACGAGATGTGATGGATAATTTGGGTTGGAAAGTCATGAAGTGGATGGGAGTTGATAAAGACCAACAAATGGCAGGTCCACCTATAGCATCTGGTGTTGATGCGGAAGGTCGTAACGAAGATAATGAAATGAGGACTAATAAAGCAGCCAAAGAAAGTGGAAAGAAATTTAGTGGTAAGAAAAAACGACCAAGACTTCATGTTGAGAAGTATTCACCACTTTCGAAAGATTGGTGGAATGATGAACTTAGAGAGTTAATCACAGAAGGTGGAGCATACGGACATATGGCACATCCTTTTGATGATAAAGATTTAACATTTAAAGATTTGAAGAATATCATAGAAAGAGGTTTAGGTGGGGAGTTACACCGAGAAGATAATGTAACGGAAAAACTTGACGGACAAAACCTTATGATAAGTTGGAGAGCATAATGAATATACTTGAACAAAAATTGTGGAATTTAATTAATGAGGCATCCCCAACTGGTACTACAGGTTATGGTGCCGGAATAACTACAGGTGATGCCTGGCCAGACGGATTATATACTAAACGAGGTGAACGAAGATTTGTTGGACCTGCAAGTTTAACTCGTGGAATGCAACAAGTTGATTTCCCAGCATCAGATAATATTTATGGTGGTCCCGATAGTTTGAATAATGAAAGACGGGCAAAAAGAGATGCAGGTAAATTATATAAATATTTAAGTGATCCTGATGGTCACTCAGAAGTTAAAGCAAATGAACTAAGAGATGATACACCACCATTATCACCAAAACAGAGAATGTATGGAATACACGGATTTCACAGAAAACAAGAATACACTATTCCACCAGAATCAGCAAATTTTCATTCTACCGCAGAAACTCTAATTAAACCAACAACGCCACCCGAAGGAACAGTTAGTGGTGGAGTTCCAGCAACTCCTGAACCTGGTTCTATAGAAATGGGAAGTGCAAGTGGATATAGACAGGTACAAAAAGGGGGAGAATCCATTTTTGCAAGTAATAAAAAATTATGGAATCAATGGAAAGACCACAGAATAATGGGTAAGGTTAAAGGTAGAGAATGGAAAGGTAACAAGTTAGTTGATTTACTACCAAAAGGAGTTAAATAATGGCTATTACAATAGACGTTAAAAAAGGTGATACTATACTTGTAGGAAAATTTAAAAACAAGAAAATGGTAATAAAAGATATAGGTGTAGATAAACACGGAATGCCGACTATAAATGGAAGAAAGGCTACTACATTTAGAATACATAAAACAGTAAATATTTTTGATAAAGGGTTTAGTGAAAAGATTGATAGAGATTCTGATGGATACGGAAAATATGATGGACCTGATGATAGTGATTTTGATGAACCTTCGAAAACTAAGCAATTAGAAAGTAGGTCTAATTATAAAAAAATAATGGAGATGTAAATATGGATTGGTTAAAGAAACTCATAGCTGGCATTTTAGGACTTTTTGGTTTAAGTACTATTTTAAGTGCTAAAAAGTCAAAGGAAGTGAAGGAACTGGAAGGTGTTATAAAGGAACATAAAAAGAAAACAAAAGAAGTAGTTAAAGAAATAGAAAAATTACAAGTAAATAAAAATAAAAACAAAAAACAAATAACAAATGCAAAAAGAAAACTTACTCGTACACAGAACGAGATCAAGAAAATGGAAACGGCTTACGAAAATGATGAAGTATCAGATGCGGCAGATTTTTTGAGGAAGTTTTCCAAGAGTAAATAATTATATATATGTATATAAGGAGAAATTAAAATGGCTATTGGAGATAGAACACCGCCCGCAATAAGAGGTAATCTTGGTAAATATAATAATGTTCACCTTGTTGCTAATAGTACAACCTTTTTTGCAACAGGTTCAAATGAAGCCGCTGCCTTCGTGGTAGATGGAACTTTGGCACAGATTACATTAACATTTTCAGGTGGCGGATCAGCTACTGGTGATGTTTTTGATGCTGGTGTCGTTCATGAAATTGGAGTTCAAAAGGCTGTAACTGGTGCTGGAAGCACAGTTTATCTACTTAGATAAGGAGTGAATATGAAATATCTTTGGATATTATTGCTATCCATTCCTTTATTTGGACAACAAACTTTTACACAAGAAGAAGCATTGGAAATGATTAAACAACGTGATGCCGAATGGAAAGGTAAGTTGTCAAAATTAGAATCTATTGATAGTGCAAAGACAGTTCAGATTGGTCAATATGAAGATTTGGTCAAAGAGTTAGAAGATCAAGCCAATCTTGATTCTTTAATAATAGTGGCAAAGGGTAAACAAATAGAAGCCTTAAAGGCACAAAATGAGGCCAATGAAAAAATGGCAGGGTTAGCAAAACCAAGTTGGTATGAAAACAAGTGGCTGTATTTTGGATACGGAGTAGCCGCAGTAACTATTCCAACTTATTTTGGTATTAAAATAGTGGACATAGCAAATTAATGAGTGATAAGAATATAAAAGAAGTCATTAAAAAGGAATATTTAAAATGTGCACAGGACCCTGTGTATTTTCTAAAGAAGTATGCTGTAATTCAACATCCAATAGAGGGTAAAATTCCATTTTCATTATATGAGTTTCAAGAAGATACATTGTATGATTTTGAAAAACACAATTATAATGTTATTTTGAAAGCCCGTCAGTTAGGTATATCCACACTTACCGCTGGATACGCATTATGGATGATGACTTTTCAGAGTGATAAGAACATATTGGTTATTGCAACTAAACAAGATACCGCTAAAAACTTGGTTACGAAAATCCGAGTGATGCACGCAAACTTACCGAGTTGGGTTAAGTCAAAGTGTGTTGAGGATAACAAACTATCGTTACGATATTCAAATGGTTCACAAGTAAAAGCGATATCATCTACTGAGGACGCAGGTCGTTCAGAGG